GTAAAGGAGGGGCAGAAAGCCAACATCTTACCCACCGCTTCTTCAGCGATGAATTTAGCGTTCTTAACTAGTGCCTCTGCAGCGTTGTTAGCACGGGTATCGGGTACAGTTCTAATAGATGAATTACCGAAGTAGATCTTCTTAAGTCTGATGTTAGTGCCAGGTGCAAAGTCAGTACCAACTAGACCGTCATAACGAATCTCTTGGTTTCTAACAGATTCGAAATCTAGGAAGTCTTGGTTGTTAGGTGACTCAGCATCATAGAGTTCAGTTGGGTTAATAACAGTCTCACCGATGTCATCAAGAATAACGTTCGGATATGTAATTGAAGGAACTCTCTGGAAGACAAGAGCAAAGAAACTAGATGAAGGTGAAAGGTCAACAGTATCAATGATCTGCTCTGAAACCTCATCCTGATAAGGAGAGATAGCAGAAACAGTTGCTGCAATGTTAGATCTTGCAGAATAGATGACATCGTTGAACTTGATTTCAAATTCACCAGTTTCAAACTTAGCAGTACCAGATGTTCTAGAAACAACTAGAGTATCGTTGATAGTACCATCATCAAGGTTGTTTTCTTCAATAATTGCAAACTTACCTTGTAGGTTGGTAATTCTCTCACCTTGTTCAAAGATAGTCTTAGATGTGACAGGATTTACAGTATCAAGAGTGGAGTTAAATCCAGTAGCACTGTTAAGAACTGACTCACCAGACTGGAAAGTACCCTCAATGTTAATAACATCAATGTAATCAGTACCAGAATCGATTACAGTTGCAGTTGCCTCTGAAACAAGACCTCTAACTCTGTTACCAGTCAACGGGAAGATACCACCGATAAGACTGAATGTTAAACGAGTGATTTGTAGTTGACTAAAGGTAATATTTCTAAACTTAATTCTAGAAGGTGCCTTTGGAGGTTCGGAGAACACAATAGAAGGACCTGAAGTAGAGAATGAATCTCCAGGAGACTGTGCAACACCATTAAGAAGAACAAACATCTGATCTTCAGTTGCAGTGATAGAACTACCCTCAACATTCAGTGGGAACTGAGTTCTTACACCATCAAAATCATCTGAAACGTTATCAATCTTCTTAACGATAGAAGTTAGAATTTCCTCAGAGTTAGTCAGTCTCTTCTGTCTGAAGAGCACCTCAGTGTTGTTAAACTGAGTATAGATTGGTTGTGCGTTAGCAAATGATGTAATCTGGTTAATATTAGTAAATGCGTTGATATTAACTTCTTTAATCAGATCAGAAACAACTTTTCTTCCTGAAATATCCTTACCACCTGTGATTGCCAATTCACCGAAGAGGTTGAAACCAACAGGGTGGTTTGTCTCAAGAACTGGTTTTCTCCACTGGTTAATAGGTGTTTCAGACTTAATAACGTAAGAGAAGTTCTGATAGAAGTAAGAGTCCTGAATTTTCTGGACGATCTCAGAAGGTTTACCAACGTCATCAATAAACTGACCAGGTGTGTTGGTTAGAGAGTCAATATTAAGAGTACCACGAGCGATTGAGAGATTGTCAATCAAACCAGAAGCACGAGAAACCTCACCAGTTACACGCTCACCTGGAGTCCAAACACCTTTATAGTTCTCAAGTTTCAGGATTCTAGGTCCGATCTGCCAACCTTGGTTAGTAGAAACATAACCAGTTGCAGATGCAAGTTCAAGAGATGAACCCTGATAAACAAGTTCACCCTCAAGGAATCTTGAAGTTTCAACAATAGCAGTTGCTTGACCACCAAACACTTCGGTCAAGAGAATCTGTCTACCTTCACCCTGTGTCAAGAATGTGATGTAAGAACCAGATTCAGCGTCAAGTTTAGTCAGTGAGATACGAAGTTGGTCAGATTCAAGACCGTTTGCTTCACCTGCGATAGCATAGTAAGTCTGTGTAGAAGACAAACTAACCAAACCTGCAGAACTTGGTTTTGGAAGGATACCAACTGTAGATCCAAGGTCTTCTGCTCTCAACTGGACTTCAGCACCAGTTGTAATACCGTGTGGGAAGTTAAACTGTAGGTAACCCAAGTCAATGTTAACAACGTAGTTAAATTCTGACTTAAGTGTGACTGAAGGTTCAGAACTGTATCCTGCACCAGGATCTTTGATGATAACTTCAGAAAGTCTATTGTTCTTGACGACTGCTTCTGCTTCAGCACCTGTTCCACCACCACCTTCGATTACAACAGCAGGAGTTGAGGTATATCCAGAACCAGGGTCTGTAATCTTGATTTCTGCAAGAATAGCGGTATTAAACAACTGAAGGTTCACGGGGAAAGTGATTTCAGGTCTCAGAGTGTAGTCGTGAGAATAACCGAAACCAAATTCATTGTTCTTAAGTTTCTTGATACGTCCGATTGACCTACCTTGTAAGAACACAGATGCGCCAGATCCCTCAGAAGGAATCACAACATCAAGTTGTGCACCAGAACCTGCAAGAAGAGGTCCAAGAATGCCAGGAATAGCATCAACGTCGATAGATGCTGTGGTATAACCTTTACCTGCTGATGTCAAAACAACATCAGTGATGACACCTTCGAAGTCTCCATCATCGGTAACTGTGATATTACAAGAAGCACCTTCACCATCTCCACCGATAGGAACGTTATAATAGACACCGTTAACATATTCAGTACCACCATTCAGGATACGAACCTTTTCAATCTCTCTATTGGATGAAATATCAGTAACAATAGGAAGTTTTTGGTAGAATCCACCTGGGTTTACCAGTTTGATGGTTGCAATAGGTCCAATCGCCTTGAGTGAGGTTGTAGAATAGAAGGAACGTGGGTTTCCGAACTCATTATTACCGACAGGAGCGTTAGATTTCTCTGGTTCAACCAAAAGTGGGAAGTCAAACTCCAATCCATCATTAGAAACTCTGTTAACAGTAAATGTACCTTGGTAAGGAGACTGAATAACGTCAATAAATGATCCTTCACCAACAGGAGAGTCGTCTGCTGTGGTTCTAGATGGGTCAAAGTAGTATGAAATGTTAGTAACATCATCATTAATGATGAATTTAACCAACGGAGTTGGTGAATCATCATCAGTAAATCCAGGTGTACCCTCTCTAATGATGTTAATGAATGGATATTCCAGTTTATACTGGTTATCTTTAGAGAATGATAGGAAGTATCCAAGGTTAGATGGGTCATCAAGGTCAAAGATATACTGATGTCCTCTAACAAATAGGAACTTAGGATGTTTAGCGTAGATATTAATGTTTGAAACAGAAGAACCTTGTCCAGAGAATGTAGGATCCTGAACAGCAGTGCTTCTTAATTTGTATGTGAAGTCTCTAGAAGTGAATACTTCTTCCACAAAGAATGAACCATTATACTCATTAGTAGTAAATCTCTCAGTAAAGATGATGTCATTTGCTGAGAAGTTATGTCTACTAGTAGCAGAACAGTAAACAAGATCAGTATTTGTCAGTGCCTGTGAAGGAACAACGTCTTTGTTAAGTTTTGCCTGAAGATTGAACTGCTTAACACCGACAAGACCACCGAATGTTGCAATCTTACCAGTGTCATCAACTTCAAATGTCAAGTTAACAGCATCAGCGTCAATGGTGTCACCCTTAATAAAGGATGAATCAGGATAGATCTGCTGAATTTTGATAGTATAGTCAGCAGCATCGAAAGGTTTCCAAGATGCAAACTGTGCAAGAGTACCAGATCCGTGTACACTATTCGCCAAATCTACTGAGAATATACCTGCAACGCTTGTAAACGCCCAGTTGATGTTACCGTCAGAGACAGTACCTGATGTATGTACAGGAGCAATAGCACCTGCAGTTGCAGCAGTACCAGACGTATAGATCTTACCATCGTTATAAACAACATCTCCAACAGCATAGTTTTGATTTTGCTGCCAAACAGGAATTGTAGTTTGAACGGTGAACTCTTTGTCCATCTCGTTCACATCACCTGCAGTAGACTTCAACAGTTTAGTTGTGTCGAAGTTACCAATAATCTTACCAATCTTACAAGAATTAGTTCCAGATTCAACGACAGTACCATATGCAGATACAACATCGTTACCACCAATTACAGAATACTGTTGAAGAACAGATCCTTTAGTAAAGGAAGCATTCTGGTTAAATGTAATAGTCTTTACAAGGTCAATACTTGAGTATCTTGCATCTCTGATGTAGAACTTAGGAATAACCTTAGTGGTGAGCAGTAGTTTCTTACCACCTTGTGTAGGAATAGTTGCAGTTCTACTTGCATATGCTTCATCAGTAGATGTAATAGTATAGACTCCAGGGATATGAGTCGATACAACATCTGAGTAATCAAGAATCTGAATACCCGCAGGACCCATAATCCAAGGGTTAACAGAAACTGACTGGGTATTAAACGTATAATTGCTTCCTGCGGCGACGTTTAGGGTATGTCCTGCCTCTACATTGTTTAGGGAGAACGATCCAAGTTTTGTCTTATCTTTGTCAATCTTATAAATGAATGCCTTAGATACTGAGTTTGTACCAGTAACAAGTCCTGCAGTGAATGCATCTGTGTACTTAGCAGAAGGTGTAACAACAAAGTTGTCAATCCAACCAATCCAGTTGTTAGTAGAACTTGGAGTTGAGATAGGACCAAGTGTTGCCTGCATCAAGTTAACGTCAACAGTAGAACTGTTAACTGAATGTGCCTCTACACCATTAACGTAAACACGATAGATGTAAGAACCAACACCAGGGCGTTCCTTAGAAATAGCAATATGAACCCACGCCTCAGAGTTAAATGCAGTCCAGAATGTTGTACCAGTAGAGTATGAGGTAGATCCATTCAAATCAAGGAAAATCTTACCAAAATTACCACTACTTGAGGTACCATCAACACCAACCTTAACTTCTTGTGCCAACTGAGAGACAATACCGAAGAATTCTGGTTTGGATGCTTGAGCAGCATATTGAGTATTACCAAGAGCAAACCAACCTTCCATTGTCCACTCAACACTTTGATCAGTAGTTGTGCTGTACTGAAGGAGCATTGAGTTAGGAGCATCAAGTTTTAGTGAAGATGCACCATTGTAGAACTTAGTATTATCGATGATAGCGTTGCCTGAGGCAGCCCACTGCTTGTTTGAACCAGTTCTTAGGATGTCATTATATGTTTCATCAAAAAGATTGTCTGCAGTGTTCCAGTTGAAGATAGCAAGTTGATCTGCCTCAACCTTATTACCTGCAACAATAGTATCACCAGAGTTGTCGTTTGCAACACAAGTTGGATGATAACCAATACCGTTGGTCTCTGTTACCTCAGCAGCAGAGAGAACAGCACCAGTATTCCAAGAAATCTTGGCAGTAATTGATTGAACAGCGTTGAAATCTCTTTCTACAACAGCACTGATGTCAATATTACCAAATACGTCAAAAGAAACACCTGCATTCTTAATAGAGGTGTAAGTTCCAGTAGGAACGTACATCTTAGCAAGAGATACTGCTGTATAGTCTTGATTATCGAACTTAGCGTAGAGAACGCCATAGTTCTTACCATTTGTATCAATAGCAGTTGCAGTTACATAAACTGAACCATATTCATCAATAGTAAAGGTAGGATCAGCAAACTGATAAGCACCAGATTCGATTTGCTTAGACCACTGAACCTCGATAGTAGCAGTATCGTAATATGTCTCACCAATAATAATGTTAGCAGCACCTGCAGGGTCAGAGATACCACAGAAGAGGAATGTATCATCTGTTCTCCACTGAATCTTATGAAGATGCTCACTACCTGCAGCAGAAGCAATCTTACGCTTCTCCATCATAGATCCATCAAGATCTAACAATGCGACCCACATATCGTCAGGTGCAGTAGAGTTAGAGTCTGTATAACCTGCAATCATCACTCGACCGTCTTGGTCAAGTCTGATGTCAGAAGCATAGTCTCTTCTAGTAGAACCAGAGATACCTGCAATGTCACGCTGCCACTGAATAATACCATCAGGGTTGTTAGCATTATCAAAACCTGATTGATACTTAGCAACAACAATGTCAGGGTTGTGAGTAAGATTACCAACGTTAGGAACAGTCTCACCAATTACGTAAATGTTGTGAGGATTACTGTTTTCAATGTGAACTGCTTTCCAAGACAGTGACTTATCAGAGTTTGCAGGAACAGTAGGAATTAGAGTACGCTTCCAAAGCAATCTACCATCACTATTGAACTTAGCAAGAACACCTGCTGTATTACCATCTACAACCGTTGTTTGACCTGCAACATAGAAAGTACGATCATCAGCAACCTTAATATCATTAATAGTAACAGTAGAACCTGCTTCTGTTAGAAGTGAGAGGAAATAACTTGCTTTCTTAAATCTTTGAGGATGAGAAACACGAATTTGAGGTGGATTGTCCTTATCATATCCTGAACCAGAGTTGATAATATCAACAGTTCTTACAGCACCACCTTCATCTCTATTAATATTGATGTTAAAGTCTTGTCCAGAGTTAGTGATAACTTCGTAACTAGGAGGAATGTCCTCAGAATAACCAAGACCTTCCTGATCAATAGTAACTCTTTCTACACCAGAGATAACTTTTACCTTGAATGTCTTGTTAGTGTCATCAAGAATAGGTGTACTAGTAACGATGATCTGATCATCTAGACGCAATTCGTGCTCAGTTGCAGTAGTGATGCGTCCATATGGAAGATCATTCTGGATATATGAACTATAACCTGCAATGTCTAGACCCTTAACTGCCTCAACTTTTGCAGAGGCTCCGAAGCCATCAGTTCCTTCGTTATCAAAGAAGAGTTTATCATTGACTTTGTAGGAGACACCTGGGTTCTCAACCACAAATCCATCAACTTTAGCGTCTTCAAACTTAGTCGTAGTCTCAATATCGATGTCAACAACAGATCTTGTAGAGACTTTAGGGTAGTAATCAAATAATTGTAGTACGGGTTCTTCAGTGATCTGAACAGGTGTAGTCGCTTCATCGTTATTGATGAGACCGTCTCTGTTAGTATCTTCGATTTCAAAGATAAGATCCTCACCAAGTTCAGTAACAAGAGTGTCAGTTGCTTGGTTAGGTGTACGATCAATATCAATATCCACATCCTCGTAAGGATCACGGAATCTAACAACGTCAGCAGGAATATTTGTCTGTACAGCATCCTGAGAGAAGTTCCACTCATCAGGTGAGGAGTACAGTTGAGGACCACAAATGTATGGGAATACAGGGTTACCTGCATCAGATGCATCGATTGATACAAAATATGCGTAAACACCTTCAGGGAATTCAGGAGTCTTACAGAAACGACCATTATACTGGTCTAGATCACCCTCTTGGAACACATATTCAAAGTCATCAATAAAGGATCCTGCAATGTAATCGCTAAGAAGAGGACCATCTGCGCGAACAGGATTCAAGTTTGTCGCAGCATCATAGATGAGTGCGGGTTTAATTCTGTAGGATGAACGAATTCTTCTAATACCAGATGACTGGTCAGTGGCATCAATGTAACCGTAAGGTCCGTAGATAGGGTTACCATCGAAAGCCCAACCCAAAATAGGAGAGTGTTGGTATCCAGTTGTAAGTTCTTGTAGTTGCTGAGTTGACTGATTCTTGAATACGTTGTCACCAAGAACGTATCTTAGTTGCTTAGGATCAGAAAGGTGTGCATATTCACCACCATACTGTGTGTTATAACCTGCAAACACATAACCACGTGCTGTATCAAAGTTCTGTCCAAGTTCATCTTGAAGGTTTCTAGTCCACTCAAACACAGTTGCAGTGAACTCTGCCATCTCACCAACCGCATCTAGACGGACAGTTGTATTACCAGTAGTGTAACCTACACCTCTGTTTACAACAGTAACACCGATAACCTTACCTCTATCTTCACCAACAGCACCAATAGTTGCTCTTGCAATAGCACCATAACCATCTCCATTGATCACAATCTCAGGAGCAGTGGTATATCCTCTACCTGCTGCAATGATAGCGATAGAAACGATTCTACCGTTAATGATAATAGGTTGAGCAACAGCACCCTCACCAGAGTTTAGTTTGATGTCAGGAGAAGATGTGTACGCTGCACCTGCTGTGTCTACATTTACAGATTGGATAGGACCACGCACCTGTGCAGTCGCAGTACAACCAGTACCGCCTCCACCAGAGACAGAAACGTCAGGTTGTGATGTATATCCTTGACCTGGAGTTTCAACCAGAATCTTTGATACTACACCATTGGTAATAACAGCGGTAGCAGTAGCGCCGAATCCACCACCACCCACGATAGAAACAAGAGGACTAGAAGTGTAACCAGTACCCCCGTTAGAAACTTCGATTTCACTTAAAGCACCGTTAACAACAACACTTGCCTTAGCACCAGATCCACCGCCACCATTAATCTCAATAACAGGAGGATTAGCAGCGTCATATCCTTGACCAGGGTTATCAATAGTTATACCAGTCAATCCACCAAACTTGATCTTAGTCTCAGACTTATAGGACCAAGTTGATACACCGTTAACCCAAGCACCGATAGGACCGAATGTTGTATCTGTACGTCTAGAGATTGTATTGATAACTCTAGGGATACGGATCAACTTACGTTGGTTACCAGGAAGTAGCGCAGATCCCACAAAAGGACCAACTTGATAGTTAGGAATACCAGAGGATGCAATGTATGCAAACCTGTCGTTGAAGAATGTATTCTGTACGTTAGTAGTAAAATCTCTAATAGCAACGCTAATACCCTCTTCTGAA